CGACGCCGAGATCACCGATAAGCTGATGGGCCACGAGATCTCTGGCGTGTGGATCGATGAATCCGATGTGGTCCAGAACCAGGTCGCCTACCACATCCAACCCCTGTCTGGCGAGGTCCAGGCATTCACCGATCATCCGTATGGCTGGATCCCTTGCGATGGCCGTGAGCTGTCATCGATCGAGCATCCGGATCTCTACCAAATCCTGGGGAACAAATATGGATAAGGAAGAGCACAAGGCACGGCACGTTATGCTGCACCAAAAGTTTGACGAGCTGCTGGCCGACTTCATTGGACACACCGACAACCTGCCGAGCCAAACCAATTTGATGACGTTCATGAACTGGTCACACGAGCAGACGATCCACCCGACACCAGGTAAAGGCGACGACCATGCCTAATCCTCGAGGACCAACCTGGCGAGTAGTACAAAGCGGTCACACCTGTGGCTGGCCTGGTTGCGACGAGTTCGTGGCTGGCCGGCTATGGGGATGTAGAACGCACTGGCTCCAGGTGCCTGTCAAATTGCGTGACGCATACATGGAAGCGGGATCCGGACAACAGAAGACAGGTGTCTCGATCCAGGAGAAGCCATCAGTCATCGCGGTCGATCAGGACATCCAGCACTGGGTGCGCCATCAACAATCGGCAGCTGAACTCCTGGGCCTCACGAACTACACACCTGATGACGCGGCATGAGTAGAGAGTATCATCCGAATCCGATCTTTCAGCTCGAGCGAGAGTATCACTTGCGCCGGCTCGAAGAGTCGATGAAGCGCCAGCGTTACGAGAGCCGCGGCCACCTGATTGGCCTGGGCGTCAGCATCATAACCAGGCAGCTCACACATGTTGCGCTGACCGGATTGAACCCGAACATGTACAGGCCGAAGGATGGCGACTAAAAAGAAACCAGCGAAGAAAGTCATCACGCCGGCTGCGAAGAAGAGAGCGCAGCTGATGAGAGCTGAACGCGCCGATGGATTGAAGCGTGAGAAGTTCTGCCAGCAGTACGTTCTGACTCAGAACGCAACACAGTCGTACATCCTCGCTTACTCGACAGCCAGGCGCCCGATCCAGGACAACTCCGCTGCAACCCTGGGCTGGAATCTATTGAGAAATGTTGAGATCCAGGCGAGACTGAAGGAGCTGCGGATCCATGGCCACGAGCACCTGATGGTCAGCTTCGAGGAAACCCTGCAGGAGATCGGAGGCCTGGCCATGTTCGATCCGAAGGACATGTTCGATGACGATGGCCGAGTGCTACCGATCCACGAGATGCCGATCGTTGCCAGGAAGATGATCCACGAGTTCAAGCAGTACAGCACCGACAGCACCAACGAAGCCGGCGATGTCACGGCCACCAGGTACGAGACCGAGATCAAGTACGGCAAGGACAAGGGCAAGTACCTGGACATGGTGATGAAGTTTTACAACGCCTACCAGGAGCACCAGAAGGCTGGCAGTGGGATCATCGTCGTGCAACAATACTGCGCCCAGGATGCCAACTTGTAGGTAAGGCCCATGAGTTTCAGCCCAGCTGCTGACGCGCCCCTGAAGTTCCAGTACAAACTAACGACCGACCAAATGTCGGCCATGAATAACCTGTCCGCTGACGCCACGCACTGTGCGCTCGGTGGTGGATCCCGCTCCGGTAAGACCTTCCTGATTGTCCGCGCCATCTTCATGAGAGCCTGTGCCGTTCCAAACTCACGGCACCTGATCTGCCGCTACCGCTTCAACGTGTGCAAGACAGCCATCGGCCTGGACACCATCCCGAAAGTCGTGAGGCTGTGCTTCCCCGAGCTGCCCAGCGCCGACGACATGCTCGACAAGACCGACTGGTACTACAAGCTGCCGAATGGATCCGAGATCTGGGTCAGTGGCCTGGACGAGGAGAAGCGCGTCGAGAAGGTCCTGGGCCACGAGTACGCATCGATGTTTTTCAACGAGTGCAGCCAGATCCCCTGGAAGTCAGTCGAGACCGCACTGACCAGGCTGGCACAGAAGACCAGCTGGGACGAGTTCGACAAGGACGAGCGCCTGGTGGCACATCACAAGGGCCTGAAGCTGAAGGCCTACTACGACCTGAACCCGCCCAGCAAGCGACACTGGTCCTACATTCGATTCATCTCGAAGAAGGATCCGGAGCCACCACATCGCAACCTGCGCAACGAGTTCGATTACAACTACCTGACAATGAACCCGCATGGCAACGCGGCGAACCTGGATCCCAAGTACCTGTCGCAACTCGAGGCCCTGGGGGAAGCGGCGAAGAAACGCTTTCTCTATGGTCAGTGGGCAGATGATACAGATGGATCCCTCTGGACTGAGGAGACACTCTCGCAAAACAGAGTGCTCGGCCAGGAAGGGCAGAAGCTACCCCAGTGGCTTCGTGTTGTTGTTGCTGTGGATCCGTCAGGCACCAAGGGACCAGAAGACAAGCGATCAGACGAAGTCGGGATTGTTGTCGTTGCCCTTGGTACTGACGGGCATGGGTACCTGATCGAGGATCTATCGATCAAGGCACCACCCGAGGTTTGGGGCAAGATCGTTGCCGATGCATACGAGAGGCACAGCGCCGATCGGATTGTTGGCGAGGTCAACTATGGTGGCGACATGGTACGCGCCGTCATCCAGGCCCAGGATCCAAAGCTGCCATTCACAGCAGTCACGGCCAGCCGCGGCAAGGAAGTCAGAGCCGAGCCGATCAGTGCCATCTATGACCAGGGCAACATCCATCACATCGGGTACTTTCCCGAGGTCGAGGAGCAGCTCATGGCCATGTTACAATCTGGCTACGTTGGGCTTAGATCACCCGACCGAGCTGATGCCCTGATCTGGGGATTCACTGAGCTGTTCCCGAAGATGGTGAAGAGGGATCACGGCCCGAGCATACCACCGAAGATCAACTTGGCACCCAGGTCAGCCAGGTCACACAAGTACGCGCAGAACCAGAATGTCAAAGTCAACACAGGCTCCGCAACGAAGCGGAGAATCCGGAGGAAGATATGAATACGATTTACAAGTACCCGCTGATACAAGCGGGAGAGCAAACCATCCATTCGCACCAGGACGCCGAGTTCCTCGATGTCCAGGTCCAGCACGACGAGGCCTGCCTGTGGGCGATGGTGAATCCAAGCAATGCATCCTGCATCTACACGATCCGGATCTATGGTACCGGCCACATGATTCACGAGAAGTATCTCAAGCACCTGGGTACCTTCCAGCTGATGGGTGGCCAGTTCGTTGGCCATGTCTTCCTGCAGCTGCCGGTGCCGGCATGAGCGAAGCAGCGAAGGACCCAGGCATCGATGAGATCGCCCAGATGAATATCCCAGACAAGGACAAGGTCCACTACATCGCTGACCTGGCCAAGCATCGAGGCAGGTGTATGGACGAGGACGGCAAAACCATCCTGGGCCTGAAGCAAGATCTCATCGAGCGGGACGCTGAGATCCTGGCACTGCGCCAGCTGATGATCACCAGGTCACCCTGGGACAACTTCAAGATCTGGATAAACGGCTGGGCCAAGTCATGAGAGAGCGGTTCAAGAAGCCTCACTTCCACCGTGTCGGCAACACCTTCGACGTCGATCCCATCCACAAGGAGCTGCACAGTCAGCCATTGCTCTGGGGCAAATCACCCAGGGTTCTGTTCCCTGGATCCCCGCACGTTGACACCCAGGACATCATCCTGCGTGGTCCGGTCAACTACCACACTGCCTCGCTCCAGGATCTGCATGTCGAGATTGCCTGCGAGGATTACCCAGCTGGTGAGCTGATGCCGGCCACCTTGCAGATCGCGAACAACCTGGCGTACCTGCTGTCGAGTGACGAGATGCGGCACCTGGATAGTCCGCTGCGCCTGGGCCGTGTGATCATGACGAAGCTGCCATACATGCAGACGATTCACCCGCACAAGGACGAGGGTCCGGTGCCTGAGTTCTATCGACGCTTCCACCTGGTGGTCGTGGGAGGTGGTGACAATCTCTTCATCATCGATGGCAATGTCCAGGAGATGGAGACCGGCGAGATGTGGGAGACCGATGTGCGTCAGATGCACACCGTGATCAACATGATGGAAGAGGACCGGATCCACCTGATCGTGGACATCGAGCGATGACTATCCTGGTCGAGTTCGAGGATGGCCGTGGCATTCAGGACGCCGGCATAATCTTCATCAACCCTGAACTGGTCGCCGGCATTCAACATGATCGCAACGGCACCACCACCGTCTTCACCAAGGCCTACGTCTGGCTGGTCAAGGGTGACATCCAAGAGGTCGCCGCCAAGCTGATGATGCCTGAGATCATGGACCGTGCCGGCATCGGGCTTGAACAGCTGGACGAGCTGGAGAAACTAACCGAGGAGAAGTTCAGTGCCAATGCATCGAAAGAATAAATGTAAGGACGGTGCGCGATCGCGTAGCGACTATTCACCCTGGTTCTGGCCGAGCGTTCGACGTAGACGCAGGCGCCGTGACCTGGCCAAGATCTCGAGGAGGGCAAACCGATGAGAGCACGACTGGCAGAATGGTATGAGAGATACGGAAACAAATTCATAATGTGGGTGGCCTGGAAGCTGCCGCGGCACCTGGTCTACTGGTGCGCGGTCAGAGTGAATGCCGCTGCATCGACTGGCGCGTATGGCCACGAGGAGGTACCGAAGATCACGATGATGGACGCGCTCGATCGATGGGCCGGCAACAAGTGTGAGCATGGCCGACTGCTGAAGGATTACTGTCAGCCGTGCGGGAGGATCAACGGGTGATCACTTACCAGGTTGAGAAGTGGGACGACTGCTACGAGGAAGCAATCCCGTTGCTCGACGCGCACTACGTTGAGATCGCCACCGACAAAGCGATCAAGCCCCTGGACCCAGATCTCGAGCGGTACCAGGGCCTCGAGGAGGCTGGCCTGCTCCGGATCTTCACGGCGCGGTCGGTGGCCGAGGCTGATGGTCCACCAGCACCAGGCCGGCTGATCGGTTACTTCGTCAGCATCGTGATGACAGGCCTGCACTACAAACAAACCACGCTGGCCGTCAACGATATTATGTACATCGACCCAGCCTATCGAGGTGGAACGACTGGCTACCGATTGATCAAACACGCAGCTCTGGATCTAAAAAACCTTGGAGCTGACATCTTGACGATACACATGAAGACTGATTACCCTTTCCGGTCTCTACTTGAGAAACTCGATTTCCACCTAACTGAAGAAAACTGGGAGAGGGTACTGTAATGCCAAACTACGGATCCAAGAAGCAGAATACCGGAGGTGCCAAACCTGGTGCCGACCAACCCGCAAGCAAGAATTTCGACTCAGGCCAGCTGTCTGGCTTCGGCTCCAACAAGGGAGTGAGGCGTGAAAGCGCAGGCCTGAAGAACGATGATGGTAGTGGTGGTGGCCAGTTCAAGGACACCTACAACGACCAGGCCGGTGATGGCCATGGAGGCGCACCGAGACCGCTGAAGGCTGGCGATGGCTTCGGAGGGACTAAGGTCTCCAAGAAAAACTCGGGCTACTAAGTCATGTTTTGGATGAGCTGGGATCGAGGCCTGAAGGAAAACGGCCAAGGTGATAGTGGCGGTGGCGGCGGCGGTGGCGGCGGCGGCGGCGGCGGTGGCAACGGTGGCCCTGGTCGCGGTGGCGGTGAAGGCCGACAAGACCGACGAGATCAGGAGAGGCGCCGGCAACAAGCGATCAAGAGACAGGCCGCTGAAGACGTTTTCAATAAAAAGAGGAAGAAGGAAACCAGGGGAACCAAGGACTTCGACTACACCGGCAAGCTCAAAGGCAAAGACAAATTCGTAGCCGGCGCCAACATCCTCGACAAGCGCGGCAAGGTCGATAAGCGCAAAGGCTTCAGCGACTTCCTCAAAGACACCGGCAACCGCGCCGACGATCCACGCAACTGGGAGTTCCACTACAAGGCACCACGCACAGCTTTCAGTACCCGCGGCAAGGATGATCACCGTGTCGATAACCGAGCTGCCGCCAAGGCCACTGCACAACGCAAGGCAGGCCGTGAGGGCAAGTCCGTTTACCAAGTCCAGAAAATCGAGTACGAGACCCAGGGGATCAAGCAAGACACCCGAGCCTCTGGCTTGAAGGCGAAGGCTATGGGTGGCGCCTCCGCGTTTGGATCCACCCAGGTAGCCACGAATGTCGCAGCACAGCGGCAGAAGGCATCCCGCAGAACTGGTCGCGCAGCAGCGCGAGGACCAACCACCGGAGCAATAGCATAATGGCAGCAACAGCAGTGATGGCCGCGGTCTCGACGTACACCGCCCACAAGAGCAGCAAGGATGCCGACAAAGCCAGGAAGTCAGCCGAGAAACAATCCCAGCAGGCCAGGGCAGACGCATTGAAATCCGAGAAGGAAGCCAAGGCGCAACAGGAAGAGGAAGCCAGGAAGCTGGCCGAATCAACCCCGACCGGATCCATGTCAACGACCAGCCGTATCGCAGCGCAGAAGGCAATCGCAATGCGCCGTGCCGGCACTGGTCGATCAGGCAGCGTACTCGACAAATCTTCAGCCCTGGGTTAAGTCATGACGATGTCGCCTGGCATGCTCCGGAAGTTCTCTCGAGAGCGGTTCGAGAAGCAGTACCCTGTGCTCAGTTTGTGGCAGGAGCTGGCTGAAAACTTCTACCCCGAGCGCAACGATTTTCTCCGGACCCATTACATCGGTGAAGAGCTGACCGATTCCCTGGCGTCATCCCAACCACTACTGATTCGCCGTGAGCTGGCCAACAGCCTCGAGGCGATGCTCCGTGATGGTGAGTGGTTCGCGATCGGCATCGAGGACGAGCCTGATCACGAGGGCAAGATGTGGCTCGAGTGGGCGACCAAGCGATTGATGATGCTGATGAACCAGCGCAACGCCAACTTCCGCAGGGCCACCAAGGAGATGGACAACGACTACGTCACCTTTGGCAATGGCGTGATGTCGATCGAGTTGAATCGCCAGGCGTCCGGACTACTGTTCCGCACCTGGCACATGAAGGACATCGCCTGGTGGGACGATGAGAATGGCCAGGTCGATGGCGTGGTCAGGAAGGAAGACATCGCGCTGTACAAGATGGCGCAGTACTACGGCGTCGATAACATGCCGATCGAGCACCAGAAGAACCTGAAGGACAAGCCATTCCACGAGGTGCCGATTCACCACTTCGACATCACCTCGCGCATGTACGACGATCCAATGCTCGAAAGATTCCCGCGGGTCCAGCTGACGCTCGACCTGCAGACCGAGACCATCCTCGAGATCGGTGGCAGCATGCACCCTCGATACATCGTGCCTCGGTTCCAGACCATTGCTTGCAGCCCGTATGCGTACTCGCCTGCAACTGTGGTAGGTCTCCCAGACGCTCGAACCCTTCAAGCGATGACTCATACACTATTGGAAGCTGGGGAACGTCACGCGAGACCGCCTATTATTGCGACCGAGAATGTCATCCGCGGAGATGCGAATCTCTACCCTGATGGCATCACGTTCGTGTCCGAAGATTACGACGAGCGCCTCGGCGCCAGCCTGCGGCCACTGGTCCAGGACAGCAAGGGCTTCCCGCTCGGCATGGAAATGCGCGAGGGAATTGTCGAGGTCCTGCAGGCCGCGTTCTACGTCAACAAGATCAACATGCCTGACATCGGTCGGGAGATGACAGCCTACGAAGTCAGCGAACGGATGAAGCAATTCCGCAGGGAGAACCTGCCGCTGTTCGCACCGATCGAGCACGAGTACTCAGGCCGCATGTGTGAGCTGGCCTTCGAGACTGCGCTCAAGCATGGCTTCCTGGGATCACCCCAGGACATCCCGAAATCCCTGCTCGGCCAGGCGATCCGATTCAAGTTCGAGTCACCATTGTCCGAAGCCGACGAGGAGAAGAAGGTCCAGCAGTTCCAGCAGGTCGCGCAGCTCCTGGAGACAGCAGCAGCCGGCGACCCAGCCGTGGCCAACCATGTGGACTTTGGCGTCAGCCTACGCGATGCAATCCAGGGATCCGGAGCACCAGAAAAATGGCTGCGTAGCCTGGAAGATGTGAAGGCCATGACCGAGCAACAACAGCAAGCAGCTCAAGCCCAGGCGACTGAGCAAGCTGCATCGGAGGCAGCGTAATGCCAGATCGAAAGAAGAAACGTCCAATCACGCCCAGGCGCAGGAGGTACTGATGCCAGAGCAACAACAACAACGTCCAGTACCTGGTGGCGCCGACACGCCGAAGCCCGACTACAATCGGGACCAGGATGACAAGTCCGACGAGGCCACCAACCTGTCGAACCCGTATGACGTCCAGGGCAACGGCTTCAAGAAGCATAGGGATATGACTCCAATATGAGGTAAAAAATGAAGAAGAAATTCAATGTCTTCGAGGTCCCAGTCCTTGAAAGGCATGAGTTGGTCGCGCTGCAAATGACAGCGGATCCAGAAGAGAATGCCGAACCCGAACAGCAAGCCATCGCGATCAAAGTTATCTGCGAGAAGATCTGCTTGATGGACATCCAACCCATTCAGTTTGGCGCCCCCGACGAGACCGGCTTCATCAATGGCCGCGTGTTCGTAGGCAAAGAAATCTTCCGACAACGGCGCAGAAATGTCGGTGAGGAAGATGCTGAAGACAACAATCCATAATAGGAGAATACCCAGTGAAACACATGAATAACAGGTGGCTCAGTGGCCACGTTTACAGAGCAGCTGCCGGCGACGATGGCGGTGATGGTGGTGGTGGTGACGGCGATGGCGATGGCGGTGATGGAGGCGATGGCGATGGTGACGGTGACGGCGGCAAAGGTGGAGATGGTGACGGTGATGGGGATGGCGATGGTGACGGTGGTGACGGTGGATCCGGTGCCGGCGATACCTGGCGCACCAACCTGGCCGGCGAGAACGAAGACTGGGGTAAGCGCCTCGAGCGTTACACCGACCAGGACAAATTCATGGAGTCAGCGTTCCAGGCACACGACAAGATTCGAGCCGGCGAGGTATCGCTCGGCCTACCAGAGGATGCAACCGAAGAGCAGATGAGCGACTTCCGCTTGGCCAATGACATCCCGCTCAAGCACGAGGATTATGACTTCACCGGATCCGAGCGTGAGCTGTCCGAGATGGATGTCGAGATGATGGGTCCGGTGGCCGAGGTCGCTCACAAGTACAACATCTCCAACGAGGCCTTGAACGAGCTGATGGGTACCTACATGGGTGAGACCGACAAGGTGGTCGAGCAGATGCATGTCCAGGACAACCTGGATGCCCAGGAGTTCATGAAGATCGCGAAGGAGAACTGGGGGCCTGAGTATCAGATCAATATGAACCGAGCCACCAACCAGTTCAACCTGCTACCGGAGGCAGTCCGTGACGCGATCAAGCAGGCCAAGATGCCCGATGGCCGCGGCATCATGAACTGCCCCGAGTACATGACCTGGTTGGTCAATGTCGATCGGCAGATCACACCGATGGATCCGATCAAGGGTGGCGCCGAGGCTACGCTGAACGATGCGCGTAAGGTGGTCGAGGCCGCGAAGACCCGCATGCGTGATGACTCGGTTGCCTGGCACAAGGACAAGTCGGCCCAGCAGGAGTACATGAACGCTCAAACCATGATTGACCAGTTCGAGGGTTCGCAGTAAACTGCTGACCTGCCTGGTGTTTTAGTAATCCGCTGGGCAGGGTCGAACTTGTGTGCGACCTTTCAGCCCCGCTCCAGTCGTATGGACAGCGGGGCGTTTTTATTGAGCAACAGGGAGCTGATGTTCTCGAGCAGCTCCCCGCGGATCCTTGGCCATGTGACTCGCTGATTTCGCGCACTATCCCCGCCCTGGCAGCAACCAGGTAGCGGGGATTTTCTTTTGGCTCACCCCTTGCGCATTTCCGGATCCATGATCTATCATCGAGATCGACGCTGAGAACGACCCTCAACCTCAACGAGCCAGCCCCGAACAACACGGCCTCCCTGGCAGACCTGACATTAGAGCCTCCTCCGACAAAGCGGTTAACTGACCACTAACTGAACAGGAGATTTCTATGGCTGATACAGCCTTCCAAGAAATGTTTCGCCAGGAAGTCGTCATGGGTTTTGAGAAGGGCCAGAGTCTGGCTCGTCGCACGACCACCGTAGAGACCGAAATCAATGGCAACGAGGCCACGTTCCTCGTCGCGGATTCCGGAGGTGCGACTGCAACCACTCGTGGCGTGAATGGTGACATTCCAACTCGCCCCGACAATCTGAACCAGTTCACCGCGTTACTCCAAGAGTGGCACGATGTTCCGGAACGCACGAGATTCAACATCTATGCGTCCCAGGGTGATGGTCGTCGGATTATGCAAGAGACCTCGATGAAGGTCATCAACAGAAAGATCGATGATGACATCTACACCGAACTCAACACCGCCTCCACTACCTGGACAGGTGGCGCAGCAGCAGCAACCGTAGCACTGGTTTCCGATGCAAGGACTATTCTCGCGAATAACTTTGCCCTGGATGAAGAGCCATTCGCTATTATCACGCCTGCCTTCTGTGGCCAACTGATGGGCTTTCGTCAATTCACTTCAAGCGACTTCGTCAACCTGAAAGGCTTCGAGAATGTAAGTAAATCTCGTGCCTTCAACTGGTACGGCGTCAACTGGATTGTGGACGCAGGCCTCCCAGGCACGGGTACCGCTACTGCGGATTGCTTCATGCATGCGAAAGCGGCCATTGGCCATGCATGCGATATTGAAAATATCCGCACCGAAGTGGGCTACGACCGAAAGAACGACAAGTCGTGGGCGCGTGCCACAACCTTCATGGGTAGCAAGCTGCTGCAGGACATCGGCGTGGTCAAGATGACGCACGATGATACAGCTGCCTTCCCTGTTAACACCACATAGGGGGTTGATAACATGGCTTACACTTCAGAAGACTTGAACCTTATTCAAGCCAACGTGGGCGAGACCGGAGGCTCGGTTTGGAACTACATCGAACCAGCCACTGCCTTGGCCACAATCATCGCTGCAGGTTATATCGATGATGGTATTGATAAGGGCTTGAAGGTTGGTGACCAGGTGCTGGTTAGCGGACTCACAAGTAACCTTACCTTGGTTACCGTGGTCGCTGCTAACGGCGATGTAACACTGGTCTAAGACCCGATAGTAACTGGGGATCAGGCCCTTCTCTCCGGAGGGGCCTGGTCATTTTTGGCCAGTTGATCGCTGGCCCTTTTTATATTGGAGACCAGTAGAATGACTGCACCTAAAAAGAAAGCAGCAGCTAAGAAAGCGGCACCAAAAGCCGTAGTAAAGAAAGCAGTACAAGCAGCCGCACCCGAGAAGGTACGGCTCCCCGTCAATCCTGTCAAACCAGGTGACGTCAAGACCCAGGAACAGATGCATAATAACTGGGCTTGTTTCCTCCCATCCCACTACAACCAGGACCAGGTCGAAGACAAGAAGACCTGGACATTCATGGCCACCCGTTTCAAGGATCTCGACTTGATCCGCTGTACTGCGGAAGATGGATCCTGGGTTGCGATGGCAGTCATTCGACGCACGGTAACGATGGAGATCAACGTGCAGATCTATGACTGGATTGAATTGTCAGCACCGCAGATCGCGAAGGAAATTGTGATCGGTGATGACTATGTTGTTCGCCACTTCGGCACCGTGCGGAAGTTCGCAGTATGCGATATGCATAACGGTGATGTCGTGAAAGAGGGTTTCAACACCCAGGTACAAGCGATCAAGTACATTACCGACCATATCCAGTCGGCAGGTATGCAGGTCGCAAACTGATGAGGTAGGACATGGCCACAAAGCTGTCGTTATTCAACGGCTCTCTGCAACTGCTCGGTGAGCGGCGACTGTTAACGGACACCGATGATGCCGCTACCCGCCGAGATCTCGACGCTCTTTACGATGAAGACGCAGTCGATTACTGCCTGGAGATTGTAAAGCCCAGGTACGCCTCGCTGATGACCCAGCTGACGGGTGTTGCACCTGCCGGCGATAGTGGCTATGCCTTCGAGGCGCCACTGCCGGCAGACTTCGTTGCGCTGTTCACCCTGATCGATGGTACGCCTGCCATCTATCGGGATAAC